GTGACTGGAGTTCAGACGTGTGCTCTTCCGATCTAAAAGCCTTTCTAGACTTTTGTTCTTGTCTCCATTCTTATCGTTATTCATCGATATCCTTGACGATTTCGCAATGAACAGACTGACATTTGATAAAACCCTCGTCAAATAAATACTTAATGAGTACCTCGGCTTCTTCTACTGTCATGGTGTCAAGCGGGTCTTTTATAACAACTCTTCGAGTGCTATTAGAAATCATTATGTCCACCCCGTTCAATGTGATATGTTTCACCAATAGTAATTACACCAACATGAGCAAAGAGAAAGAAAGAAAGGTCTTGAACTATCTGTGGAAGATAGCGTTCGTTTTATTCTTCATCTTCTCGGTATTCGGTTTCAACTATAAAATCCTATACAACAGTGGAGACAGTATGACGCCCACTATCGTTAATGCTCAAATGATAGTCATGGAAAGGTACTGGGGCGAATGCTACCCAGATAGATTCGATATCGTCGTCATCAAATCTTCTGATGATGGAGATACCTTAAACAAGAGGATCGTCGGTATGCCTGACGAGATATTTGAGGTTAGAGATGGGATAATATATATAAACGATAAGAAGATGGATGACCCTTACGTCGTAGTAACTAGATACTTCTCAGTAGAGCGGATGTTAATCCCCAAGGACTGCTATTACGTCGTCGGGGATGATAGAGAAAATTCCCTCTGCGGAATATTTCACCGCAGAGAGATTTGGGGTATAGTTATTTTTTTTTGACAGCCTTCTTCCTGCGAACAGGTTTTTGGGCGACGACAAATTTTTTAGTTACTACCACTTCGTGCAGTATTCGGTTCCCCAGCCATAGGCCATAGCCTATCGCCGACATCATTAAAGCAAGGATTGCATAGTCCATAATCTAAACCCTCTAGTACTCCTAGAGAGTAATGTTTATTACACCTGAAAATTAGATAGTGACGAAAAAACGCAGCGAAGTGAAAACCTCGCTGCGTTTATGAGCAGGGCGGAATGTGTTCCTCAAGAACTGCAAGAGCAACTACAGCCCTCTACGGAACAAGAACCAGTATCACAACATCCTGAATCACAGGAACATTTCGAACATTTAGAATCCCCTCTATCGCAGCCCACTAGAGCAACTACAGAAAGCAAAAGAATAATTTTTTTCATGACTACCTCTTTTCAATAACGGTTTTAGTTGTCGGTTTTTTTAAATCAATTACCCGAAGTTGAAATGGGAACAGTTTTTTAGCTGCTTCCTTTTTCTCATCATCTTCAGCGCTTTCTTCTTCTTTGGGCGTGTTTTCGATAGACATTTTTTTAAGTTCTTCGCTGTCAGGCATCGCTACCGTCTTATCGACAGCCCACATGATTTTATGCCTTTCGCAGTAATCAGCGATTCTGCGGACAGGTACGATAAGGTTAAACCCCTCTCCTGCTCCACGAACCAACATCCCTATGTATTTGGCGTCAGATTTCAAGTAGACTCCGCCCCCACTACTCCCCGGAAACGCTGTACACGTCGTCTGATCAAACACATGTTTGTTAAGGTCTTTAATGATTCTGCCATGCTGAGAATAGATTCCGTCTGTCATACTATTCGCCCCCATCTGACCGAGCAGAGAACCAACGTGTAGGAGGTCTGTTCCAAGAGAAGGGATTTTTTTACCAAGATGGAACACTACGCTGTCAGTCACAAAGTTATACTTACGGACACGAAGCAATGCAAGATCGTGACCATCCTCGCTGTCGCTATACTTTAATACTTCTGCATCCATCTGAAGGCGACCAACGGTGCGTCCGTTCTGCCGAATTTCTTTAACAATCATTGGGTCCTTAAATTCCACCAAAGTTCTCGGAGCTCCATTGAGAAGGATTTTTCTCTCGCTCCTCAAATTATCTATGACATGTCCGGCAGTCCATACCAGATTTACGAGGTTTCCATCTTTGTCTTTTCGAGTAAAGATGACCCCACTCCCTTCCCCAGCGTTGTAACCGCTTTCTGCTCTGATTGTAACAGATACATTTTGAAGGTGTTCAGCAGTAGAAACTTTTTTCTCTGCGGAGGTTCCGGTAAAGCTAAGCATTACCGCCATTGAAAAAGCGATGAGTGTTTTCATAATTAACTATATCCCATCATAATTTACACCTGTTCATTTCATTTTTCCTAAACTTTCTAATACACTCGAACCTCAGACTGTGCCTTCTTTGTATCTCCAAGCATATCTATCTTGTTCTCTCTTCCTACGCATGTAGTCCCTTTTCTGTTTCCTCCTTTTTTCTACATCTCTATTATCATAGGCTTTCCCCGCTAACTTGATTGCATCTTTGCCTTTGTCCGTCTGGGAATATTTCTCTTGTCTCTTGTTCTTCATGTCTATAGTCCACCTTGTTAAAAATTTCTCCGTCGGTTTCGAAATCGTTTTTTTTCATTTCTTCTTGGTAACCTTAAATCCGTTATGTTCTAGAACTTCGCGACAAAGAATAATAAATTTCTTAACGCTCATATCAGACTTAGCTGCGTTCGCATTAGCTGTGGACAATCCCAAATTTGATAAATCATTTGTACCTCCTTTGGAAACTGGTTTGATGTGATCAAAATTATACATCTCACCCCTCTTAAGATTGATAGGTTTTCCCGTCAAATAACAAGTAGGATTGCTTCCAATTTTTTTCATGACCGATTTGTAGTTAAAATCGATCTTGATATTGTTCACCTTGTGCTTCCCTTTTAAATTCTTCATCCTAGATTTAAATTGTTTCACTTTATTTCTGAACAAGTCGTGAGGAGAAAGTTTCCCTGATCCTCTTTTCAGCTTAACATTAGGATACGGTTTTCTGTTCAAAAATACAGATAGTTTTATGCGGATAAGACCATTCTCTTTCGATGCCCATTCCTTTTTCCTTATCTTATGTTTTTCTTTTTGACCATCGCCGACATGAAAGGAAACTGTAGACTTAGCACAGCCCAATATCCCAACGATCTCATCGTAAGTCTTCCCCTCCTTTCTTAACTTAATTATGGATTCCTTTAGCACCATAACATGGTACTCCCGCTGGGACTCGAACCCAGAACCCTCGGTTTAGAAAACCGATGCTCTATCCAATTGAGCTACGGAAGCACTATAACCGAAAGAGTCTCTCAGAATTATAGTACAACTCTACGAAGTCTACGTCCAACGATTGTTTAATCGCACTTTTCTGGACGGGTAAAATCCTAATAGGAATTTGGATTGTCAAAATGATTAGTTCATTCTTGACCTTATCCTTGTCGCATTTACAACAAACTTTAAAGAAAGCACACTTTTCTAAGAAGTCATGAAGGACATCCCCTGCCTCATAAAGCTCAGGGTGGCCATCAAGGAAATCCCTAAAAGCCCCAACACTCTCGAAAACATGACCTTTGCTAATCATCTACTGAGTTTACACAAAGAGCGGTAAACTAGTAGTGATAGAATATATACCATAGCCCATGAAACGAAGGGCAAACCTAAAAAAATACAGCAAATGATGGTTGACCAGAACCCAATACAATAAGGGCACGAAATCAATTTAGTATAAAAACTCGGATATCTCACCAAGAGATACTCTGGATAATTTTTACACTTACCATCTAATTCGTAATCATCATAATCACACACGTCCACCAACCATCCTAAATTAAAAAAGTTGATATACTCCACAACACCGTTAGTTTCGAACCACAAAACTAGGAAGGTGGTAACAAATCCTACTGAAAAAGCAATCTCCATTTTTATGTATCCTTTCTAGTAAACCATTTCCATTCAATTGGAGGTAAAGGTTTTAACTCTTCAGCCTTTATGGCATAAGCACCCTCTAGAGGTCCTGACTTCACAGGCTCCGTAGGTAGATCGCTATCCGTGGCCCAACCAGTAAAAATAACTTCTTTAGGAAAACTCTCATCTTCCCAAGGTTTAATCAATCCATGAACATAAATCTGTCTTTCGTGCCTTTCTCTTGGCCTGACAAGCAGATGGTAATCCAAAGCTGTCATATGATCATAACGCCAAAGAGAAACCTTAAAGTCAATATTGGTTCCGATTATATCTTCTCCTCCGTCTCCAATGTGAGGAAATTTATTTTGCATGTATCTGGACTGAATATACCCTTCTATACCTCCAGAGAATAGCTTGTTTCCAGCGAGGGTTCCAAGTTGCCCAACCAAGCTGTCTATCTTTTGTCTTTCTAGCCTCTCTGCTTTATCAGAAAAAATTCTTGATACCCCGCCGACCTCGGCTTCCTTGGCCTCGAATTCAGCAACTGAGAAGTAAAATCGATTGATCCTTACTCTTACGATGTCATTTTCTGCAATCATTTAGTGGAAGAAATGCCAGATGATCCAAACCCTTTCTCTCCCCTGTCTGAATCAGCAAGTTCCTCTTTCAAAACCCATTCTACCGAATGACATTTCTCAATTATTAATTGTGCAATTCTATCTCCCGGATTAATGATAAAATCATTAGCATTCCCGAACATACCACCGAATGCACGATCTTCTATCCCCATAGAAATATTGCATAACAATACCCTAACCTCTCCCCTGTAAGATGAATCGACAACGCCAGCCATAACATCTATCCCATTCTTAACAGCAAGCCCACTCCTTGGGGCTATCCTTCCATAATAACCAATCGGGATTTCCACTGCTATCCCCGTAGAAATCAGTTTTCTCTCAAGTGGTCCTATTTTTTGCCTAACCACCGAATACAAATCATAACCAGCATCCCCATCCCTAGCTCTAAATGGCTCTACTGCCGATTCTCTCAGCTTCATGTAATTGATATTCATAGGAGTAAGTCTTCATCGATCTTTTGAATCAAATCGATACGGAAATCTTCAGCTAAAGTCAAAGCCGAATAGTCTCTATCGTAGACGTCTTGGAAAATTAAAGTTCTTATGCCATACGCAGCGATTGCTTTAATACAATCAGTACAAGGCAAAAGAGTGCTGGCCATGAGCCAACATTCACCGGGACGAACGTAGCGAAGGGCATTAATTTCAGCATGAATCTCTCGTTTCCTCCTTGCTTCTCGATTATCCCACAAGATTTCTATACCGGGAGGTGGCCCATTGTA